GGAACTGGAGCAGCTGCTACTTGTTCTATAGAAAAAAATCAAAATGGCATTGTTAAAATAATTATGAATGATGGTGGAGCAGGATATAGTACAGCACCTATTGTAAGTATAAATGGTTCAATTGGTGCTGGAGAAACTGCTACAGGAATATCCTCGGTTGGTAATAACCAACAAATTACTTCAGTTTTTATTAGTAATCCTGGAATAGGATATACATCAACACCCACAATAACTATAGATAATCCTCCATTGTTGTCTGGGTTTGGTAATTATAAATTTAACGAAATTGTAATTGGTTCACGTTCAAATACTAGGGCTAGAGTTAAAGAGTGGGATTGGGACACTAAAATTTTGAAAGTATCCCATGTAGGAATAACACAAAGTACATCTGGATTTTTTAATGGTGAAATTATTGTTGGAACATCTTCTTCTGCTCGATATTCTGTTAAAACATACGATAAAATGGATTTATATGATAAATATAGTCAAAATGATGAAATAGAAGAAGAAGCAGATTCTATTATTGATTTTTCTCAATCAAATCCTTTTGGTAGTTTTTAATGCTAGATACATACTTTTACCACGAAATAATCAGAAAAACTGTTGTTTCATTTGGAACTCTTTTTAATCAAATACATATTATACATAAAGATTCTGATGGTTCTAATATTAGTGATATTAGAGTTCCACTAGCTTATGGTCCAACTCAAAAGTTTTTGGCAAGAATAAAGCAGCAGCCAGAATTAAATAAACCAATTGCCATTACACTTCCAAGAATGTCTTTTGAAATGACATCAATTCAATATGATCCAACAAGAAAAGCAAGTTTAACACAAACTTTCAAGGCACAAGGAACAGATGGAAATGTAAGAAAAGTTTTCATGCCAGTTCCATATAACATTGGATTTGAATTAAGTATAATGTCTAAACTTCAAGATGATTCTTTACAGATTGTTGAGCAAATTTTACCGTTTTTTCAACCATCTTTTACTATGACTGTAGATTTAGTAGATTCTATAGGTGAAAAACGAGATATTCCTATTATTTTGGATGGGATTTCTTTCCAGGATGATTATGAAGGAGATTTTTCAACACGTAGAATTTTAATTTATACTCTACAATTCACTGCAAAAACATATCTGTTTGGTCCAATATCTGATAGTAGTGATGGTCTAATTAGAAAAGTTCAAGTCGATATGTATGCCGATACAAAAGTGAATACTACAAAAAGAGAAGTAAGATATACCGTTACTCCAGACCCAATCGATGCAGATCCTGATGATGACTTTGGATTTAATGAAGAATGGGACTTTTTTGATGATTCAAGAAATTATAGTCCAACTCAAAAATCCGATATTTAATTATGAAAAATAACTATGAAAATATTAATAATGCTTTAAATATAGAAAGTAGTATTGTTGATGTTGAAAATCAGTCTGAAAATCTTCAGATAATCTCAACATCTCCAGAAGCTTCTGAAGATATTAAAAAAGATTATGAATATACAAGAGCAAATCTCTATTCGTTGATTGAAAAAGGACAAGAAGCAATCAATGGAATAATGGAACTGGCTGGAGAAGGTGGAAGTCCTAGAGCATATGAAGTTGCTGGACAATTAATTAAAAGTGTTGGTGATGTTACAGACAAACTTATAGATTTACAAAAGAAATTGAAAGATGTTGAGGATGAGACCGTTAAAACAACTAGTAATGTGACCAATAATGCTGTTTTTGTTGGATCTACTTCAGAACTATCAAAATTACTTAAGCAAGGTTTTCTAAATAATAAAGAGTAATTTTTAGAATCCAGATGGATTGGTCTAATAAATATAAAAAATCTATATATGATGTATATTTGAGTACATATGCTTCTGAAGAACTTTTAAAATGCCGCAAAGTTTGTGATGATAAATGGAGAACTAAAACCGAAGAAGCAAATATGATTCGCTATTGCCCAAAATGTAAAAAGGAAGAAGCAAGAAATGAATGTAGATATGGACCAAAATATTGGGATATGTACTCTGTCCCAACTGCTCTAAAATCAAATTCATATGATCCAAATGACCCACATCCAGCAAATGAGGAAAAAGATCATGAACATTCAATGGCCCGTTCAGAACTTTCCACTATCATTTCAGCAGCAAAAAGACTTAAAAAAAAGGTAAAAGGTGAGGGAAATATAAAAGCATGGGTGCAATCTAAAATTACAAGGGCTGCAGATTATATTGACTCTGCTGCAGATTATGTTGATAGTGGGGAAATGAAAACGGAAGCAGTCATAGGACAAGATACTGAGATGAGAAGATCTGCTTCTGAAGATAGAAGACGAGAAAAAAAATCACACTCCGAATGGAAAAGACTCGGAACCAAAAAAAGAACTAGATTTAGTTCCACACCAAGAACACAATCTCAATCTTCTGATTATGCAAATAGTCAGATTCGAAGTATTTCCTGGCACGATAAAAAAACTAGAGGAAAATTTATTCCAGGTATAGTGGCAAATGAAGAATATTCAAATTGGAGAGCAGACTTTGGTTTGTCGGAAGATTGGCAAAAAGTCAATCGTCAAGACAAAACTGATGGATTGAGTCAAAAGGCAGTTAATGCTTATCGTCGTGAAAATCCTGGATCAAAACTTCAAACTGCTGTAACTGAAAAGAAACCAAAGGGTAAAAGAGCAAAAAGAAGAAAAAACTTTTGTAGTCGTATGAAAGGAATGCGATCCAAACTTACTTCATCAAAAACAGCAAACGATCCAGATTCAAGAATTAACAAAGCACTACGCCGTTGGAGGTGCAACTAATGAAAAGTTTTAAGAAATTTATTTCAGAAAGCATCACTATCAACGGTGACTTTAATGGGACCTTAAATGTGGGGTCTTCTCAACCAGAGCAAGCAACTGAATCATTTTTTGCAGATGTTGTTTGGGAAGGTAAATTATATCGTCTTGAAGTCGAAGGTAATATTATGGATAAAAATGCACTTGCAGAGCAACTTCAGGGAGAATATCCTGGAGCAATAGTGCATAATGTTTATCCGATGACATCAAATTCAGTAACAGTTAAAAACGCACAAAGATACAGACCAGAAAGACTATCGTGGAGTGATTGATTAATGGCACAGTGGAATAAGAATGAACAAGACTTTCTAAATCAAGAAAGAACTCTCTTTGAAGTTTATATGCGTGCCGATAGGTATGGAAACATCTATGATGACTTGGGACAAGGATTTAGTGGAGACTTATTTGGTAGACTAAAAGTATCAGAACCTTTTACACTCTTTGATTCCACTCATAGATATTCGCAAGACGGAGATTTTAGTGATGTAATTGTTGGGACTGGATCCACAGTTGGAATGATTACAGCACAAAGCACTGCAACATTAGGTATTGGAACAACCGCAGGATGTTCTTTTATTCGTGAAAGCAAAAGAGTATTCTCATATCAACCAGGAAAATCTTTACAAGTTCTTCAGACATTTGTGTTCAATCCTGCAAAGGAAAATTTAGTTCAAAGAGCAGGATATGCATCATCAGAGAATGGTGTAATGCTTGAATTAAATGGTTCTCAACTTAACATCATTAAGAGAACTGCTACTTCTGGGGTAGGAACCACTGTTACTGTTCCACAATCAGAGTGGAATTTGGATACTCTTGATGGAACTGGATTTAGCACAAGCAATCCAAGTGGAATTCAATTGGATATATCTAAAGCACAAATTTTCTATACTGAATATGAGTGGTTAGGTGCAGGTTCAGTCAGGTGTGGATTTGCAATTGATGGAAAGTTTATTAATGTTCATCAGTTTAATCATGCCAATCATATTGATAGTACATATATGACTACTGCAAGTCTACCAGTTAGATATGAAATCTTAAATACTGGAATTACAACATCTCCTTCCACAATGAAGCAGATTTGTATCTCTATAGTTTCTAATGGTGGTTATGAGAGATTAGTAAAGAGAGATATAGCCAGAAGAACAACTACTGTTTCAGTTTCGGGAACTTCATTTGTTCCTTTGGTGAGTATTCGTCTTACACCAGGAAGAGAAGATTCAATCATCCTTCCAAAATCTTTTGCATTTTTGGGAAATTCTAATTCTTCTGCAATTTTAGAAGTTGCTTTGATAAGAAATGCAACTCTATCCAATGTAGGAACTTTAACTTGGACTGCAGTAAATACTCCAAATGCACAACTCAATACTAATGCAACTACAATGACTGGTGGGAGTTTTATATTGAATGACTTTGTTTCTTCTGCAAATAAATCAGATACTCCTTTAAATATTGAGAGTAATTATAATTGGGACTTGCAACTCGGAAGAACTCAAGCAAAAGTGAGTGATATTTTAACTCTAGCAGTTAGGGCAGTTAGTGGTTCTGCGGATTGTATTGGTTCTATTAGTTTTTATGATTTGACATAAGGAGATATACTATGTCTGATAATGTCTATTTGGGAAATCCAAACCTGAAAAAGGCAAATACCCAAATTCAATTCACTGAAGAACAAATTATTGAGTTCTTAAAGTGTAAAGAGGATCCTGTTTATTTTGCTAGAAACTACATCAAGATTGTTTCTCTTGATCACGGTCTTGTGCCTTTTAAAATGTATCCATTTCAAGAGAAGTTAATTGATAATTTCCATAAGAACAGGTTTAATATCTGCAAGATGCCCCGGCAGACGGGTAAATCTACAACTGTTGTTTCATATCTTTTGCATTATGCAGTATTTAATGACAATGTAAATATTGCTATTCTTGCAAACAAAGCATCAACTGCTAGAGACCTTCTTGGAAGACTACAACTTGCTTATGAAAATTTACCAAAGTGGATGCAACAAGGTATTATATCTTGGAACAAAGGTAGTCTAGAATTAGAAAATGGATCCAAAATTTCATCCAACTCTACTTCCTCATCCGCTGTCCGAGGTGGATCATATAATGTAATTTTCTTGGATGAATTTGCGTTTATTCCAAATCACATTGCAGATGACTTCTTTGCTTCTGTTTATCCTACTATTTCTTCCGGACAAAGCACAAAAGTTATTATAGTTTCAACACCACGCGGTATGAATCACTTCTACCGTATGTGGCACGATTCGGAAAGAAGTAAGAATGAATATGTACCGACTGAAGTTCATTGGTCCGAAGTTCCAGGTAGAGATGAGGCATGGAAAGAGCAAACAATTGCCAACACTTCCGAACAGCAGTTTAAAGTTGAGTTTGAATGTGAATTCTTAGGGTCTGTCAACACTCTTATTAATCCAGCAAAACTGAAAAATCTTGTATATGAAGACCCAATAAAAAGAAACGCTGGATTGGATATATATGAAAATCCGAACGAAGAAAATGACTATCTAATTACAGTTGATGTATCTCGTGGAATGGGAAATGACTATTCTGCATTTGTAGTTTTTGATATCACAGAGTTTCCTTACAAGGTAGTAGCAAAGTATAGAAACAATGAAATCAAACCAATGTTGTTTCCGAGTATAATTTACGAAGTAGCAAAAGGATACAATGATGCTTGGTTATTGATTGAAGTTAATGATATTGGAGACCAAGTAGCAAATATTTTACACTTCGACTTGGAATATGATAACGTTCTTATGTGTGCGATGAGGGGTCGTGCAGGTCAGATTGTTGGATCTGGATTCAGTGGTAAAAAATCGCAGTTGGGAGTTAGAATGACTGCTGCTGTAAAGAAGTTGGGATGTTCTAACTTAAAGACTCTATTAGAAGATGATAAACTGCTTACTGTAGATTATGATATTATTTCCGAACTGACTACATTCGCACAGAGACACAATTCCTTTGAGGCAGAAGAGGGTTGTAATGATGATTTGGCAATGTGTCTTGTAATCTTCTCTTGGTTAGTCGCACAGGACTATTTCAAGGAGATGACAGATAATGATATTCGCAAAAGAATCTATGAAGAGCAGAAAAATCAGATAGAACAGGATATGGCACCATTTGGGTTTATTGAAGATGGAATTAGTAATATTACTTCATTTGTAGATGAATCTGGGGATAGATGGTATACCGATGAATATGGAGATAGATCTTATATGTGGGACTATATTTAATGGATCTCGATGATCAAATAAAACTAGAACATTTACTTTTTAAAGAAAGAACATGTAGATCGTGTAGAATAACAAAAGATCTTATCAATGATTTTTACATTATAAGAAAAAATAGAAAGGGACTTTCTTCATCATATTCATATGAATGTAAAGAATGTACAATTTCTAGGGTAATTAGAAGTAGAAATAAAAAAACAAACTTTACCGAGTTTGAGTATCCTGACTGGTAAATGATGTTCATGCATTGTTTCCCCAATGAAAATATACTTTTTAATAAATATTTTTAGAATAATTCTGGATATTACGGAGAATTAAGATGCCCCTAAATTTAGCATCTCCTGGAATTGTAGTAAGAGAAGTTGATTTAACAGTAGGTAGAGTAGATCCAACATCAGACAAAATTGGAGCTATCGTCTCACCTTTTGCTAAGGGTCCAGTCGAGGAACCAATTTTAATTAATAATGAGCAAGAACTCTTAGCAAATTTTGGGAATCCATACCCTATAGACAAGCATTATGAAAACTGGTTGACTGCATCATCATATCTAGCTTATGGTGGATCACTGAGAGTTGTAAGAAGTGATAATAATGAGTTAAAGAATGCATTTGTGGGAATTGCAACTACAACTTCAGCACCAAAAATTAAAAGTTACGAAGATTATGTAAATCTTGGATATGATGAAAATATTATTCCTGGCATAGTTTTTGCAGCGAGAAATCCAGGTTCCTGGGCAAACGGAATTAAAGTTGCGATTATTGATGCAAAAGCAGATCAAATTTTAAGTGGAATTGCTACTGCTTCAATTTCCGTAGGAATGGGAATTACTCAAGTAATTTCTTCAACTTTACCTGGTGCAGGAACAACTAGTAATCTTGATGGATATTTAAAAGGAGTTGTTACTGAAAAAGGTGTAAATTATATTGGAGTTAAAGTCGTAAGTCATGTTTCTGCTGCTGGAACTGAAACCACAGTTGATTATCAACCACTTGGTATCTATGCTTTTGCTGCATCCGGTAATGTTGCTATTCACAGTGAAGGTCAATCATCGTCGTTCGCAACTACTTCATATGCAGCAAGACAAGATTGGTTTGACCAACAAACCATTTCACTAACAAATTCTACAATTTCTTGGAATAATCTTGCAAATAGACCGGGAACTTCTTCATATGCTGCGGCAAGAAATGCAAGATTTGATGAAGTTCATATTGTCGTATTTGATGATAATGGTTCTATTACCGGAAATGCTGGAACAATTTTAGAGAAACATCTAAACCTTTCTAAGGCAACTGACGCAGAATTTTCTGTAGGTGCTCCGTCTTACTGGAGAAAATATCTGTCCGAAAATTCATCGTATATTTTTGCGGGTGGAGCTCCGGCAGGAATCACCACAATTGCAATGTCTTTGGGTGGGTTTAATTTAGAAACTGATACTGGGTGGGATCAAGAAGTTTCTAATATCAAGTTTACATCTTCTGGATCTTCAACATTTACTCTTGGTGGGGGATTAAATTATGGTGGAAATACTGGATTAACAACCACAGGTTCACTAAGTGCTTCACTTTCAGATTTATCTTCTGGTTATTCTTTATTTGAAAACACCGAAGAGTATAAAGTTGATTTTCTGATTATGGGATCTTCTGGGTATGCTAAAGAAACCTCACAAGCATTAGCATCTAAACTTATTTCTGTTGCGGAACTTAGAAAAGATGCAATTGCCTTTATCTCTCCATATAGAGGAGGATTATTAACCGAAACAAGCACAGACTCTTATACATTAAAAGACTCTGCTGCAATTACCGATAATTTGATTAGTTATTATTCTGCAATTCCTTCGTCATCTTATGCTATTTTTGATAGTGGTTATAAGTACATGTATGATCGTTTTTCTAACACATTCAGATATGTTCCACTGAATGGTGACATCGCCGGATTATGTGCAAGAAATGATACATTTAATTTCCCTTGGTTCTCTCCAGCTGGAACCAGCAGAGGAGCAATTCTCAATGCTGTAAAACTAGCTTACAATCCATCAAAAGCACAAAGAGATCGTCTCTATTCTGAAAGAATTAATCCTGTAATCTTCTCACCAGGATCGGGTATTATTCTATTCGGTGACAAAACAGGTTTATCCAAATCATCCGCATTCGATAGAATTAATGTTCGTAGATTGTTTATTTACCTTGAAAATGCTGTATCCGAAGCAGCAAAAGATGTAATGTTTGAATTTAATGATTCTTTAACTAGAAGTGGATTTGTAAACACAATTGAACCATTCTTAAGAGATGTTCAAGCAAAACGAGGAATTCAAGATTTCCGAGTAATTTGTGATGAAACTAATAATACTGCATCTGTGATTGATAGTAATGAATTTATTGCTGATATTTACATTAAACCAAGTAGATCAATTAACTTTATTGGATTGACTTTTGTAGCCACCAGAACTGGTGTCTCGTTTGAAGAAGTAATTGGTAACGTTTAATTAAAAAAGAGGTAAAAACCAATGACAACTTTACGCACAATTACCGCGTTTAAGTCCGCACTTGCTGGTGGTGGAGCAAGACCAAATCTTTTTGAAGTTTCTATTCCTTCATTTCCAACTGCTGCTGGAACCAGCACTTGGTCAACAACTGCTGGTGGAGAAGCTGATTCATTTAAATTTTTATGTAAGGCAGCTGCTCTTCCAGCATCAAACGTTGCTCCAGTAGACGTTCCTTTTAGAGGACGTATTCTAAAAGTTGCTGGAGAAAGAACATTTGATACTTGGACAGTAACAGTTATTAACGATGAAAACTTTAAAATTAGAACTGCTTTTGAAAAGTGGATGAATGGTATTAGTAAATTAGATAATGCTACTGGTGCTTCAAATCCATCTTCTTATATGGCAGACGCTTTTGTCTATCAATTAGGTCGTGGTGCTGGAACAGTTGAATCAACAACAAACAGTACCACAGTTAATGGAACTTCAATTCAAGCACTGAGAACATATAAGTTTTATGATATTTTCCCAACGAATATTTCTCAGATTGATCTTTCATATGACACTACTGATACTTTAGAGGAATATACTGTTGAATTCCAAGTTCAATACTGGACTGCTGGTGCTTCTAGTGGTGGTGAACAAACTGATATTGTTATTAACTAATAAATAGATTATAATAGTTTAATTAATCTTATAAAATGGCAAAACTTTTTGGATTTTCTATTGATTCATCTGAAGAAAAATCCAAGTCAATAATTTCCCCCGTCCCCCCTAATAACGAGGACGGGGTTGATAATTTTATTGCAAGTGGATTTTATGGATCATATGTAGACATTGAAGGTGTTTATAGAACAGAGCACGATCTTATTAAAAGATATCGTGAAATGGCTTTACATCCAGAATGTGACGGTGCAATTGAAGATGTTGTAAATGAGGCAATCGTAAGTGATTTATATGATTCTCCGGTTGAAATAGAATTATCTAATTTAAATGCTAGTAATAAAATTAAAAATATTATTAGGGAAGAATTTAAATATATCAAAGAACTTTTAGATTTTGATAGAAAAAGTCATGAAATTTTTAGAAATTGGTATGTTGATGGAAGACTTTATTATCATAAAGTAATAGATATTAAAAACCCGATAGAAGGAATTAAAGAATTAAGATATATTGACCCCATGAAAATGAGGTTCATTCGCCAAGAAAAAAAAACTTCTAAAAATCAAACGTTTGATATTGGAAAAGTAGATGAAAATAGTAAAGTATTTTATCCAGAAATAGATGAATATTTCATTTATACACCAAAACCAAATTATCCATTGGGAGTAGTTTCGGGTGCCGGAGGGCAAAAAGGAGTTAAAATTGCTAAAGATACTATTGCATATGTTAATTCTGGACTAGTAGATAGAAATAAGGGAACAGTTCTTTCTTATCTTCATAAAGCTATTAAGGCACTTAATCAATTAAGAATGATTGAAGATTCATTGGTTATTTACCGTTTATCTAGAGCACCAGAAAGAAGAATTTTTTACATTGATGTTGGCAATCTTCCAAAAGTAAAAGCAGAGCAGTACTTGAAAGATGTAATGTATCGTTATAGAAATAAATTAGTTTATGATGCTTCAACTGGTGAAGTTCGTGATGATCGCAAATTTATGAGTATGCTTGAAGATTTTTGGCTTCCTCGCCGTGAAGGTGGTAGAGGAACTGAAATTACAACTCTTCCTGGTGGGCAAAATTTGGGGGAACTTGCTGATATCGAATACTTCCAAAAGAAACTTTATAGGGCACTTGGAGTTCCAGAATCAAGAATTGCGAGTGATGGTGGATTTAATTTAGGTCGTTCATCAGAAATTTTGAGAGACGAATTAAAGTTTTCAAAATTTGTAGGAAGACTGAGAAAAAGATTTTCTCAACTTTTTAATGACTTATTAAAAACTCAATTGATTCTTAAAAATATTATCACTCCCGAAGATTGGGAGTATATGGCAGATCATATTCAATATGATTTTATGTATGATAATCAATTTGCAGAACTTAAAGAATCTGAAATGATGAATGATCGATTGGGATTAGTTGCAACAATGGAACCTTATATTGGAAAATATTTTTCAGTTGATTATATTCGACGTAAAATATTAAAACAAACTGATTCTGAAATCATAGAAATTGATAATCAGATTGAAAAAGAAATAAAAGATGGTGTTATTCCAGATCCAAGTTCTGTAGATCCAATAACGGGAGAACCATTGCCGCAAGAAGGAGATACAGGTCTTCTTGGAGATGTACCCCAAGAACCAAATGTTGATAAAGATTCTACAATTGTCGATGCTCAAATGCAAAAAGATAGTAAAAAAGCAGAGATATAAATAAAAGTATAATCTTATATAAATTTTTATGGAAGATATTGTCGATTTGATTGCAACAGATTCTTCTGCATCTGATATTTCTACAAAAATAAAAGAAGTTTTATTTAATAAAGCTTCTGAAAGAATTGAAAATCTTCGCCCACAAGTTGCAATGAATATGTTTGATAGTGAAGTTGAAGTTGATACAGAGGAAGAAGAATAATGCCTATTACAAAACTTGTCGAAACACAAATAGATACTGAAACTAGTGCAGGTTCTGCTACCAGTATCAGTGCTGCAACTTGTGTTCGATTATATAATAATACTTCCGGAATAGTTACAGTTGGTGTGAATACATTAGTTGGATCTGCATCAACCATTTTCTTCGCTATTCCTCCAGGTGGAGTAGAATTTTTATCAAAAATGCCGACTGATGTTATTTGGTCATCATCATCAATTAAAGCCAATAAAGTAGCATTTACAAACTAAAATGAAACTCATCACAGAAGAAGTATCAGAAGTAAAATTTATCAGTGAAGGAAAAGGTGCATCTAAAAAAATGTACATTGAAGGTATTTTTCTTCAGGGAGATATCTGCAATCGTAATGGAAGAATGTATCCTATGGAAACTCTTGTGAGGGAAGTAAATAGATACAATGAAAATTTTGTATCAAAAGGTCGTGCTCTTGGAGAACTTGGACATCCAGATGGTCCAACTGTAAATCTTGATCGTGTTTCCCATAAAATTGTTTCTCTTACACGAGAAGGAACAAATATTAGAGGTAAAGCACAAATCCTTGAAACTCCAATGGGAAAAATTGCAAAATCTTTAATTGATGAGGGAGTTTGTCTCGGTGTTTCTTCCCGTGGTGTTGGATCTTTAAGAGAAGATCGTAATGGTTACAAAGTTGTTGGTGAAGATTTTATGCTTGCGACAGCAGCAGACATTGTTGCTGACCCTTCTGCCCCAGATGCTTTCGTTCAGGGGATTATGGAAGGTAAAGAGTGGATATGGGAAGGTGGAATTCTTCGTGAAAAACTTGTAGAAAAAACTCAAAAAAGAATTAATACTCTCATTGATCAAAAACAGCTTGAAGAACATAAGTTAAATTTATTTAATAATTTTTTATCAAATCTTTAATTTGATAAATAAATATAGATTATCACAGAATCTAAACAAAAATGTCCGTTGGTAGAAATTTACAAGAAATGGAAAACGTAGTAACCAAAGGAGCCAAGCCAGCAGAACCAATGCCTAAATTGACCACGGGTATTCCTGATGGGCAAACTGGAAATTGGGAAGATCTTGGTGGTCCTACTCCAGAAAATTATAAATCTGATGATGACTCTGCTAAATTAAAAGATCCATCAGCAACTCTTGCTTCAGTAAAAAACATTGTTAATAAAGGTGCAAAACCTGCTGAAGCAATGCCTCATATGAAGTCTCCTGTCAAAGAAGAAGCTGAAGATGTTGAGGATCTTGTTGAAGATGATGAAGAACTGGAAGTTGCTGCAGATGATGAAGAATTAGTAGCAGAATCTTCTGAAGAAGACGAAGATGATGAAAAAGATGAAGAAGAAAAAGGAAAGAAAAATCACAAAAAAGAAGAAGATTCTGAAATGAAAGAAGAATTTGATATCGAAGAAGATGTCAATGCTCTTCTTGCTGGTGAAGAACTTTCTGAAGAATTTCAAGAAAAAGCAAGAACAATTTTTGAAGCAGCAATAAGAACTAAAGTTGCCGAAATTAAAGAACAAATTCAAATTCAGTATGAAGAACAATTGATTGAAGAGGTTTCTGCTATTAGAGCAGAACTTCTAGACCGTGTTGATGCATATCTTGAGTATGTTGCTGATGAGTGGATTCAAGAAAATGCACTCGCAGTTGAGCACGGTCTTAAGACTGAAATGACCGAATCATTCTTACAAGGAATGAAGAGTCTTTTTGAAGATCATTATGTAACAATCCCTGAAGATAGATATGATGTAATCGAGAGTATGGTAGATAAACTTGATGAAATGGAAGAAAAACTCAACGAGCAAATTGAAAAAAATGTTGCTCTGAATAGAAGATTAGCAGAGTCAGTTGCTGATGTAATTTTTGCAGATGTCGCTGAGGGTCTTGCACTTTCTCAGAAAGACAAACTCGCTTCTCTTGCTGAAAATGTTGAGTTTGATAGTGAAGAGAGCTATCGTGAGAAACTAGTAACTTTGAAAAATTCTTATTTTTCCAACACTGCAACTAGTACTCAAAGAGAAGTTTCTGAAATTACTGAGTCGGTAGAAAATTCTACTGTTAATCATTCTCCTCTTATGGAGTCATATCTCTCAGTTCTCAGTAGAGCTTCTAAAAAGTGATTTTTAAATAATACCAATCAAACTAACTTTTTAAAAGAGGTAAAACAAATGCAAATGTTCCAAACAGAACAATTGCAGGAGAAGTGGGCACCAATCCTTGATTATCAAGGAATGGATCCGATCAAAGATTCACATCGTAGAGCGGTAACTGCTATCCTGCTAGAAAATCAAGAGAGAGAAATGCGCGAAGAGCGTGCTTTCCTCTATGAAACACCAACCAATTCAACCAATTCAAGTGGAGCTACTGCAGGTTTCTCTGCTAACGCAACTTCACCAACTGCAGGTTTCGATCCTGTTTTAATCTCATTGATCAGACGTTCAATGCCTAACTTGGTCGCTTATGACCTAGCAGGTGTTCAACCAATGAACGGTCCTACCGGGCTTATCTTTGCAATGCGTTCGCGCTACACCAACCAGACTGGAACTGAAGCATTCTTTAATGAACCAGACACTGCATTCTCTGGTCAAGGAGCTTCCCGTGGTGTAGATGGTCTTGGATCTGGATATGTTTCTGGATCTGATGGTTCATCCGTTGGTTTCGGCACTACTGCTGCTCAAAGTGGATCTAATCCAGGTCTTCTCAGCCCAGATTCTTCTGCTCAACAGCAAGCATATACTGTTGGTCGCGGTATGGACACCGAAGATGCTGAATCACTCGGTGAACCAGGAAATGCATTTAACGAAATGGCTTTCTCTATCGAGAAAGTCACCGTTACTGCTAAGAGTCGTGCTCTGAAAGCAGAATACTCGCTTGAACTTGCTCAAGACCTCAAGGCGATTCACGGTTTGAATGCAGAAGCTGAGCTTGCCAACATTCTCAGCACTGAGATTCTCGCTGAAATCAACCGTGAAGTTATTCGTACCATCTACAAGGCTGCTAAGTCTGGTGCTCAAACAAACGTCGCTACTGCTGGTAAGTTTGACCTTGATGTTGACTCCAATGGTCGTTGGTCAGTTGAAAAATTCAAAGGTCTAATCTTCCAAATCGAGCGTGATGCTAACGCTATCGCAGTTGAGACTCGTAGAGGAAAAGGCAACATGATCCTTTGCTCTGCAGACGTTGCTTCCGCCCTGACCATGGCTGGTGTACTCGATTACACTCCTGCTCTGAACGCCAACCTTAACGTTGACGACACTGGTAATACGTTTGCTGGTGTTCTCCAAGGTAAGTACCGCGTTTATATTGACCCATATTCGGGTGGTTCAAACGTTGGTGCTAATGGTGGTCAATACTACGTTGTTGGTTACAAGGGCTCCAGCCCATATGATGCTGGTCTTTTCTATTGCCCATATGTTCCTCTCCAAATGGTTCGTGCCGTTGGTGAGAACACCTTCCAGCCAAAAATCGGATTTAAGACTCGTTATGGTCTTGTTTCCAATCCGTTTGCTGAAGGAACCACTGATACTGCTCTTGGTCGTATCACTGCTAACAGCAACCGCTATTACAGAAGAGTACAAGTTCTCAATCTTATGTGATTTAAATTCACATTCATTTCACACTCCTCCTCTCCAAGAGGGGGAGTATTTTTTTATCTAAATAAAAATAAAACTAGTAATAACTATGAAACCAACACCAAGAGAATTGCAAGAAACATATGAAATACATGGTAAACTTGTAGAATACCTTGTCGCTGAAGGTTATGCAGATGACAATGAATCTGCAAATCACATTATTCGTGGTATGAGTGAATCTTGGTTTAATTTAATTATTAAAGAATAATATGTCATTTGCTAATCAAATTTCAAATAGAAATTTTTTATCCCCAGTTGGATTTAAATTTAGTCTTGCTAAAAATAAAAAAATAGATTTTTTTTCCAATACAGCAAGAATTCCGGGTATTACACTAGGGATTGCTGTACAACCTAATTATTTAAAAATGCTAGATGTTCCTGGAGATATATTAGAGTATGAAGATTTTATTATGGAATTTTTAGTTGATGAAAATATGGAAAATTATATGGCTGTTCATAATTGGTTAACTGGATTAGGATTTCCAGAAAGTCAAACTCAATTTGATAAGTTGATCGCAAATAATGAAAATTTAGAAGATAAAAAATTACAATATAGTGACGGTACTCTTTCTATTTTAAATAGCAATTATAATGAAATAGCAAGTGTTACATTTAAAGATTTATTTCCAATATCATTAAGTTCTTTAGAGTTTAATTCTACCGATACGGACATCAACTACTTTACAGCACAGGTGTCTTTCAAGTATACTATTTACAACATAAAAACGATTTCGCAATAGTATGACACTTGATGAAATTCAGGAGATGTGGCAGAGAGATTCTGTCATTGATCCTGATAACTTACACGATGAATCTTTAAAAATTCCACAACTTCATTCCAAATATTATACCATCTATAATACGATTA